GGGCGGGGTTCAGTCTGCACTCGGCGCCGCCGGCTCCTTTGGAGGTCAGGGCTGCGCGTCCGCCGTTCTCCAGGGCTCGGCGCCAGCGGCCGACCGACATCGGGGTGACCCGCAGCTCGCGGGCGATCCGGGTGTCGGTGGCGCCTTGGGCGATGAGGTCGGCGGCGCGCATCCGCAGCTGCTCGCGGCGTTTGCGCTGCTCGGTGGTCAGTCCTCCGCCGTCGGGGTATCTCATACCCCGGTGATCTCATCTGGGCGGGCGCGTGCCAACTGACGATCAGGTGACGATAGCTAACCCTCACCTTTAAAGCTCTCTAGCCGCATGGGCTATGCCCATCACATGAGTTTGGAGGGCCGCCGCTGGCGTCCACCTACAAAATCGCTATTGACCAGGGGGCTACCTGGGCACGAGCCCTCAAATGGTCCAAAGACGGCAACCCCGTGAACCTCACGGGCTGGACCGCCCGAATGGAAGTGCGGGACCGGATCGGTGGGGCGCTGCTGTACCGGCTGGACACAGCGAATGGCCGCATAACCATTGGCGGCACCACGGGGCAGATCACTCTCTCCATCCCTGACACGGTCACGTCCGCGTGGACGTGGCGTGCCGGAGTGTATGACCTAGAGCTGGTCGCGCCTGACGCGCGGGTGGTCCGTCTCATCGAGGGCACCGTGACTGTGCGGCCGGAGGTGACCACCGGTGCCTGAGATACTGGAGATCTCCGGCGGCGACGTCACCGTGATCGACGGCGGGCAGGACGTCATCCTCGTTATCGAGGCCGCGCCTGAGCTGGTGGAGATCGGCTACCTGTCGGGTGGGGGTGGTGGCGGGCAGGGCCCGCCTGGTCCCGAGGGCCCGCAAGGGCCGCAGGGCCCTCAGGGTGATCCCGGTTCCCAAGGCGTGCAGGGCGTTAAGGGCGACAAAGGCGACCCTGGTATCCAAGGAATCCAGGGTCCGAAGGGTGATCCGGGTGACCCTGCGCCGATAGCGGCCCACGAGGCAGCCGCCGACCCTCACCCCCAATACCTGACTGTGGCCGAGGGTTCGGCCGCTTTCGCGGTGGCCACTCACCATCACGACACGGCTTATAGCGCTGTCGGGCACACTCACACCCTGGCCGCTCTTGGTGCCGCCGCCGCTTCACACACCCATGTCGCGGCTGACGTCACTGGGGTCGAGACCCCCTCGGGAGCACAGGACAAGGCTACGGCCGCCGAGAACGCAGCCAAAACATATGCCGATACGACTGCTGTTCCTCGCGCTTCCACGCTCACGGCAGACCCGCCGACGCCTCTCTTCAGGCATAACCGGAACTATACGATCACTGCGGGCAGCCCCAACGTGTCCGAAGTTTCCATCCAAGGGACCCTGACGGGATGGATGAATGAATGGGGCGGATTCCGGGGGCAGCCTCATTTTGCTTGGGATGCGGTTTTGCGCATGTATGCGAACGCCGGCCAGTCAGGCAACATCGTCGAGTATTTGAATTTCACTCGGAACCGAACCTTGTGGGGGATCGATAAGGACGGTTTCACCGTCATGTCTGGCGTGAAGATGTCGCCGGTTCTGGTTTTGGGGCCGACTGATCCCGTTCCTGCGGATACTCCGGCAGGCACTGTCGTAATGAGGACCGCGTAGGAGGCTATTGCCTGTCATAGCGAAGTGGTCGGGCGATGGCCTGGCCGACGGAACGCCTCTCACGTCCTCTACTGTGGGTGCTGGTGATACGCCGTTCGGGACGCTCGCGGCCACCGGCACCCGGACCGTGGTTTCGGGAGGGCCGCGAAGCCCCCGTATCCGCGTCTCGAACAACGGCGCCGCCGGGGCGTCTTGGGTCGCATTCGGTCAGCCGGTCTTCGGCGCGGCCGGTCTGAGTGTCTACGCTCTCCGCCTCTATGTGGAGCTGGCCGCGTACGGTTCGACGTCGTTCACGCTCGCAAGCGGTTACACGGCGAATAACGCTACGCAGCAATGGAAGATTGAGCTTGCTGGTTCTGGTGCGGGTGCGCAGGCTGGCCAGATACGGATCAGGACCGGCGCCAACGTCCAACTCGGGTCGTCCGGGAACGATGTGATTCCGCTGAACCAGGTTACGCGTTTCGAGTTGACGGCCACGGCGTCGGAGATTCGGGCTTACGTGTTTGCGGGTGAGTCGGTTTCGCCGCTCGCATCTGCGGCCGGCACTCCCCCCGCCGGTATGACCCTCATAGACACGTGCCGTTTCGGGCCGACGACCACGAGCCCGCTCGTGGCGGATTTCTATCTGGACGATCTCGCGGTTTCAGATTCCGCGGAGTTGATCGGACCTGTCGTGGCTGCGGGGTGGGTGCCGTCGCTATGGACTGGGGCGGCCGAGACCGCGTTGACGGTGGCGGGGCGTTGGGACGGCGCCGTGTTGGTGCCGCTGAACTGATGGGACGTATGATTAAAGGTATTCACGTGAATGAGCCTGAGAGGCAATCTCAGCGGTTCGACGCGCTTGCGCGGTCGGCACGTACCCTGTTTCAGAATCTCGCCGCTGTGGCGCTTTTGGCGGCCTCTGGCACGGTGGTGGCGCTTGGGCCGTCCGATCTGAAATCGTATGCGGTGGCTGCCGGTCAGGCCGCGTTAGCGGCCGTGGCCGCGTACGTGCATAATCTGGTTTGGCCTCGTAAACAGGCATAAAAAAAGCCCCCCGGGGGAACCATCTTCGGTTCCCCCGGGGGGCTTTTTTGTTTTCTACTCTAACTCGTCGCCTGCCAGGTGCTCGCACCTGTAACAGGTGCGGTCATAGTGGTAACGTCCGATAGCGGCAAGGTGGATCAGCTCTTTGCAGCCGATCGGCGTTCCGCTTTCATCGGCAACCTTCCTGTGGGTGACCCTCAGATCGGGACACCCTAAGGCCATTATTACCGCCTTTGAAACGATGATCTCTACCCCGATTTGCGGCGGGGGAAGGTCTATAACTCTCCCGAAAGAGAGACTCACGTTAGGCACCTCTCCCCATTCCAACCGGGAGGGGGAAAGCGGCCCCACCCGGATGCAGGGGAGGTGTGCGTGTACGTTCCCCGCGGGGATGAGGCCCCGGTATCCGAGGCGCAGTTGCTCGTAGGTGGCGTGCTCCCCGGGTGTCTCTTCCGCGAAGATGATTATGTCTCGCTTGATACGGTTAATGATCATTTTTCGCCTTTATTCTGGGTTGTGAGTATGGGTTTCACCCATGCCCATGTTTCGCCACGCCTTATAGCGGTGATGCTTTGAACGCTCACGGCGAATCGTGCGGCCAGATATTTGACGGTTTCCGGCCCCGGGTCACGTGCGAGGACTCTCTTTATCCGAGCTACTTTTTGCCGGTCAAGTTTCTGCCCGATCCGGCACACGCGCCTCCCGCAGGGAACGCACATGGTCACCACCTGTTTCTACTTCGTACCCGAGATCTTTCGCGATCGACAGGAACATCTTTTGCAAGGTTTCCATGTCGCCGTCCGCTATGGCTTTGAGGCCGTCGTCTATCTGGATTTTCAGGGTGCTCATCCTGGCCATTCTTTCCCTCTCTATCTAGCTAGATACGGAACCCGACGACCTTTCCGCGCCCGTTCAAGGGATTCGTCGGGGATTTTGCAGTTACCGGTTTCGCAGCAACCGGCTTAACCGGGAGCGGTTTCAAAGGTATCTGCTTAGCAGGGACCGACCTCGCGGGTGCAGGCGTCGGAGGTGCGACGGGCGGCTCAGGCTCTTCAGGAAGCGAACCAATGATTGGTTCGATCCCCGCAGGGATATTTTTGGCCAGCCCGTAGACGTGGCCTCGGCGTCCCCCTGTTGGAGTTGGGTCAGGCCATACGGCGATATCGCCGCGCCATTCCCTGACAGCCGCATCGATTCGTTCCTTCGATCGATGCCGCCCGATCACCTCCCGTAGCTCACTGGCCTTTATCGGCCCACTCGAAACCACGTTGAAAATCTTGACAGCGAGCGACGACTTTCCATCGGGGCCGATGTCCGACTGCATCACATGGCGAACCGATTCGATGCTGTACCTGACCAGTGCTACCGAAGCGTTCAGATCATTGGCAGTGATAATCGGCGGGCCTGGTGTTGTAAGCGCGTAGAGACCAGCGGTGCGGAGAACGTGCGGGATCGTTCTCCCCGTGAATTGCTCCATATCCTCGCCAGAGGCCGCAAGGGCCTCTAGGTCGGTGTAGAGGGTTTCCCATAGCTTGCGCGCACCTGCATCCATTTTGACGGCATGAGTCTTCTGAGCGGCCTCGACGTATTTTCTGAGCTGAGAGACCAAAGGCTTGATCCTCCCCATATCCAGGTCCCCTCCGAAAGGCAACGCCTTCGACCTGAAAACGGAGAAGACGAGGAAGCGGTTTATTGTGCCTCCCGCGAGATCGGCCGCACCGAGCGAATCACGAAATTCCCTAGGTGTCGCATGCCCCGTAATGCACACATGCGGGTTCTTGAGAATCAACCTCCCGTCCTTCTTTGTGATCGAAGAGATCGATTTCCTCTCCCACAGCTTTCGGAGGTTGACGGAAAAGTTTTTATCCACTCTTCCGCGTAGGAGGGCTTTCGCCCATTCTTCTTCGGCGACAAGGACGGGGAACCCGTCCTCTCTGTGCCAGATAGGCACCGGTGCATTCATCTCAAGCAGGCCGCTTACTAGCGCGGCCCCCGATTCCGGGATTCCGTCCAGCAGGAATCCGGCGTCCTCACCGGCCATTTCAGGGGCGGCCATCTCCATTACTGTCGCCGCCGCATGCCGGGCTGTGCCCTTCTTGCCTGTCGACGTCGGCCCGATGAGCAGGCTCCAGATGATCAGCGGGTGGTTGATCAAGCCCTGTTGCACGTGCGGGTTGGGGCCCATGGCATGTGACGTGTAGGTCATGAGCGTTGCGAGTACGCCCATGGGGTCGGCCTCTGTGGTGGGCTCTAAGGCCCTCGTGAGGTCTCCCAGAACGCCCCGGTAAACGAGCTCGCTAGGCGTAGGTTTTTCAAACAAGGATATCCCTCGGTTTGGTTTTTGGGCATGGTTGGAGAGCCCCCCGACCAACGGCCGGCCGGGGGGCGTTACCGATTACAGAGCTAGCAGACTGCTACACGCTCAACTCGTGGCCGTGCGCCTTCTCATAGTTCCGCCGTATCCAGTTCTTGATCTGGCCACGGTCGCCAATCTCGATTCCCTCTGATTTGGCCCATGCACGCAAATGTGAGTCCTGGTATGCCCGCTCGATTTTCTGAGCGGGCTGTAGCCCGTTAGGCTTTTCCGGGTTCTGCGCCGATTGCCTGGCCGCCGCTCGGATGGCCTTCACGGCGGGATTCGGCGGTTTCGGAGCGAACGGGTTCCGCACCATTGGTGTGGACCTAACGGCCTCAGGCTCCGATTCCCGATCCGGATCCGGTTCGGTTTCCGGAATCTCCTCTTCGTCATCGGATGATTCAGTGCCCTCGTAGCCGTCGTCTATCTCGCCTGCCTGAGCGGCGGCGAATTTTTCCATAGCGCCGAGATAGGAATTGAGCTGTTCCAGGATTGTGAGCGCCCCATCCTTATGGTCCGTGCCGTGAGTGTGATCCTCACACACATGCAAGTGCCGCTTTTCGTGAGGGGTCTGCGCCTCAGTTCCGGGAGTATAGGAAATCTGGATACGGCCCGTTTCCTCATCCTTTTGATACGTGAAGTTCACCGTACCGGCGGCGAGCGTGAGCTCATTGCCCTGGTGGCAAATCGTGCAGGTCCTAACAAGCATTTCTAGATCCTTTCCCACCTAGATGCGATTACTTGCGTGACCCCGCTAGGTCGCGAACCTACGCCCCCGAAATCGGGTGCGGGGTCTGAAAACTATTTGACGGGTATCGGCGGCGGAGAAACTCCCCCGCCCGCCGTGTAGCTTTGAAGAGCAAGGACCGTCATCCGGTAGCGCCCCTCTGCCTCGTGTTCCGTATCGCATTCGCACACGTGGATCACTGCACCGATATTCCAGAACACCAGCCAACGTTTCTTGTCAGGGTGTTCCCGCCTGTTGAGATCAACGGGAATCCGTTCCATGAGGCTCACGAGCCCGCCGGTTCCGACGTGCGACCGCACCGTATGATAAATGTGCCGAGTGACCTTCATTTGACTACCTGTCCGTGTACGTTGTGCAGCACAGTTGTTCTCTCTTTAGTTTCAGGGTTTGTGTCGTGCCGCTTGACTTGGCCCCGCAGACGCACGCGGACGCCTTTCCGCCAACCGGGGAGCGGTTCCGGCGACCACCACTTGTATAAGTCGCCGTCGTCATCCTTAAGAAAGTAGAGCCAATAGGGCTCTCTAGTCCTTTTCGTGGAGACAGTATCGAGTATCTCCACCTCGCCCTCTACTACCTTTCCCACCTCGTAAACGTGGCGGCTCACCCTTCCACCCATTGAGGTCGCGGAAACGTCGTTTCCCCCGCCTTATAGTGGAGCCGGTGCACGAAGCCCTCCACTGTTCTCCGAAACTCTTGCGGAGTGCGTGCCGGGTCGTAATCGACCGGTCCGACCGGCACGGACCCAAACCTCAAGAGATATAGGGTTGCCAGCCACGTGTAATGCACATCTTGCTCTATCTCGTAATCGGGCCGATAGGTGAACTGCACCGTGCCGACACGCACCCCGTCAGCCTGAATGTGGTAGTACGCCACACTGTCCGGATCGTAATCCTGATCACTGATGTGAATGTGGTTCCTTCCCTCTACGAGGGTGATAGCCCGTCCTCTGATCTCACCTGCAAGCTCTTGCTGTCCGCCCGGGAAAAGACGCACAGTCTTTCTCCTTCCCGCAACGCTCCCCCCGCCCCTATAGAGAAGCGGGGGGAGCAATCACCTACCTACTAGCTGGCTAATAGGTCCTGATCTCTGCCAGCTTCCACCACGTGGAGTCTGACTTTTTAAGAGTTCGCAGGAATTCCACGAACACTTGAAGCGCTTGAAGGACGTCCGCGCATTCGTAAACGTGGATTCCTTCCTCCGAGTTGGACATGATGACTGCCGTGCCATCCCTTTTTTCTCGGACCGTGAACGACCATAGACTTTCTCGAATGCGGTGGACCGCACCCGCTACGGGATTTCCGTAGTTGTCGAGGTCTTTGCCGGTGATCTGCTTCCAATCCGAGCTCACCGACGGCACTATCAGCGAAATCTTTTCTTCTTTCACCGTTTTCCCTCCGCGCTTTCGAACCCCGTGGCGGCCCTTTCTGTGTCACCACCGACGGGAGCGGATTTCCGGCTACTCGCCCAGAGCCATACGAGCGACCCGAGACCGCCGATGACGAGGAGGACGGCCACCAGGACGAGCGCCCCGACGAGCGCGCTGCCCCCTGCCTCCTCAGGGACCGGCTCAGAGAGCGGCCCAGGGGGCGGAGCAACAACGGACGGGAAGGTCACACGAGGGGCCTCTAGACGCGTCGGCAGCACCTGGGGCACATGGGGCACCGGCGCTTGCGGCACCCCCACCCCCAGACCGGGCACCGCCGGACCGGGCACCGCCGGACCCGGCACCGTGACTGCCGGACCGGGCACCGTGACGGTAGGGCCCGCGACAGGCACGCTCACGGTCGGACCCGGTACCGGCACCGTCACCGTGGGGCCAGGTACCGGCACCGACACGGTGGGGCCAGGTACCGGCACCGACACGGTGGGCCCCGGCACGGTCACCATGACGCTAGGACCCGGAACCGTCATTGTTGGCCCCGGAATCATCACTGTCACCGTAGGACCGGGCACCGGCACGGCCGGTGCCTGTAATTTCGCTAACACCCTTTTCTCCTTTCGACTGCACAGCGTCTAGCCATGCAAAAGGGCACTCAACCCATTCAGGTTTGAGTACCCGATGCATTTCCAGCCATCTACGGGAGCCGTGTCAGCAGGATTGCGATAGTGCATCCGACGATGACCACAGCCACCAACACGTCACCCGTCGTTATTACGTTTAGCCACACTTGTCGCTTCTTCCTTTGCATCCTCCTTGATGAATACGCGGACTCGTTTCCCTTCGACCGCCCACCGGATTCCTTTGATCGTAAATAGCGCATACCTAGTCATTTCCGTGCCGTGGCGGCACCTGTCATAGTTCTTCGGAACCGGCTCACCCGGTCGAAATATCTCGATATCAATAACCGTCTGCCTCTTCTCTCCCCTACGTATCACGTCTCCTTTTCTAACCTCTCTTGGTTCTTTCGGCAGATAGACCCTTTCTCTACGCATCCCGCTTGCCACCCTCCAGAGCGATTACCCACAGGTCCTTTCCCTCCTTTAGCCCCCCCTCATCGCCGGGAAGGGCGCCCATAAGGGCATCCGTGAACAGTTCCCGATATCGGAAGAACCAGGCGCGATTAAACGCTTTCCGTCGCGCCATTTCCAGGGCATACTTTCGCAGCATCCCCGGATCACCGGCCCAAGCGCGGGCGCACATCCAACAGCGGGGGTCGTGCTCCATGTACGTGTACAGGCATCCCGTTTTGCCGCTCAGCAAGACTCGTACCGTTTCGCGGGCATTCGCAAGCACCGTCATTCGATTCTCCTTTCTAACCGGTCACAACCCAGGCGTAGGCGACAACGCCCGCCTGAACGATTGCGAACCACAGGCCAGTAACCAGATTGATAGTGTCCACGCGCCCTAGTGCCCTACGACAGGCATACGGCCAAACTCGCCGCTAGGGCTGACCCGAATTTCAGATTTCCGCCCCATGCACGTACTTGACATAGCGGCGGAGACTACGGGATCTCATTTTCCTGTCGAGGCCCGTCTCTCTACGCATGAAGTTCCAAGTTTCCTTAACTCGACTATCCGCCCGGCACGGCGGGCATTCAACTACATGCGCCATCAGTGTCGCAGTCGATAACCGAGATATCTTCACCTGATCGGGGTCCCTCTGTCGGCCATTACTTCGCGTGCCGCATCGGCAATGCCGTAATAGAAGCGATCGAGGCCGTGCCCGACCGAAAGGCCGTCGCTCCATCGCTCGCCCGCGAGATCCTCTAGATCTTCCACGAGGATCTCTAAAGCCTGGTCGTCCATGCCCTTAAGTACCCCGAACAGCGCGTCTTCCCACGCCATATTCAGCCCCTACTATCGAGCTGCTTAAAGATTCCGTCGACAGCGTGAGTTCTCATCGTCTCGGCCGGATCGGAGCTCAGGATGTTCCGTTCAAGCAGCAAACTCAGATCTAAGCACAAGTGAGACCACGCGAAAGGGAACCCTTTACCTACCCAGATACGGCACCCGCATTTCAGCGTGTAAGACCGGCGCTGATACCGATGAAAAAGCGGGAGATCAATTGTCCCCCCATCTCCGTGATCCCCATGGGTGCAACACCAGCCGTGGTCGGCGAGGGAAAGGTTGTCGATCGTGTGGAAGCAATCCATGATTGCTGCCCCCCGGCCCTTAACAATCTCCCCCGGGAGCGCGTTGGCATACCTGCCGTCCCGCATACTCCGCACACACACATACTTGGCGCGCACTGTGGCGACGAGAGCCGGATAGCCTGCCGAGCCTTCTTGCGGAGTCACGAAAACCAGATCACCGAAACGAAACACCTTTTCTTCCTTTCTCCCTGCCCGCCTCCTACGGCGGAACCGTTTCTCGTTTCGAGCTCCGGCACGGAATCGAACCGCGCGCTAACCACACAGACACAACCGCAATGATGGTTGTTGCCTGTGTGTGGACCCGTAGCGCCTACACCAGCAGGCCAGAGCAAAACAATGTGCGACGCATAAATCATTCGTCATTCCGACTTGAGAGAGTCCGGACGGCAAACCCCTTCTCTCATCTCCGAATCGGCGGTGAAACCAAAGTCCTAGATTTCACCCATCTAAATCGGGCATTTCCACTATTGAATTCTCAAGAAACAAACGCGTACCGTGAGACGAACCAGATCAAGAACCTTCCAACATCCCTCGGATACCTGAACGCCATGGCGTTCAAAGCAGGTCACAAAGACCGGGATTCCAGCTCTTGCCAGCTACATCTCCACCCGCCTTAGAGAAACGAATCAGAAGCGAAAGTTACGGAAGTGCCAAAACTTGACAGAAAAAAAGACTTCCGGCCGCTCCACAAGGATGCGAAACAGACGCCATGGCGTCTACACCCTTGACTCCCATCGCCACCCATACCGGCGAGATCGGCTCGGAACGGAGAGGCTCTCAAACCGCCTCAGAAACGCTAACCCCGGGAGCCTAGATTCACACACCACCCTGGCGTGAAATCCGCTCAACCGGCGCTTCAAGCGCTCTCGGCCCTATTTACTGGCCGCTCCGTTCCGTGTTCTGTTTTCAACTTGCCGCCGGTAGCCAGCCCCCGTGTCGGCGGGCCTTGCTTCCGAACACTGCAAACACTAGCCGAAGTTACGGAAGTGCCAACACCCTTCCCCGCATCACAAACAAATAACAGCCACAAAGCCCCAGGTCACTGCCCCGCAAAAAAACCCCCACCACCCTAGACATCACACAAAATAATCGGAAAATTACACCCCGTCACGCCCTACTACTACCCCAACCCACCCCAAAACACCACAACATCCCAAATGCCCGAAACACCCGAACCATCCCCCCAACAGCCCCAACATCCCAAAAATGAATCCCCCCTAGCACCCCCCAATAGCCAGCCCCCTACACGCGCACGCGCGTTCCCACCCCCACCCACCATATGAAAAAAGAATCGAAAACCAGTTCCAAACCACCAAACCACCCACCAAACCCACAAAACCCAAACCCGAAAACAAAACCACAAAACACCCAAAACCAAAAAAACTGGATAACCCTAAACTAACCCCCCAGGGGTATACCCCCTAAACCAGTTCGCTTGACCCCGCCGGGGGAGTTTCCTCGCTGTGCGCGCAAATCTGGCTGAAAATCGTTTTCGTATTTGGGTACCGGCTATCGGCATGAAAAAACCCCGCCTCTCGAAACGGGGTTTCGGTTCCGGTTTCGGTTAGTCTTCCGGCCGACTGATTTCCCGGACCCATCCGGCCTGCTCAAGGTAGGACAGTAGGGGGATTTTCTTTCTGTACCGATTCCAGAAGCCCCGGCAGATCGCCGCTTCCGCTGTTTCATATCGACTGTAGGGCAGGGTGTCGTGACAGATGATGTGTCCGCCCTCGGCGACGATGGCGGTATTCACCATTTCTCGCAGCCGGCCAGGGGCTAGCTTCATGAGGTTGCCTGGCCGGAAGATACACGTCGAGCACTGGCTCGCCAAGACGCGGACGCCGTCGTGGTCTGCGACGGGATGACTCATGCTGCTGCCTCCCCAGAGGTATGAATTAAGTTTCGGATATGAAAACGCCCCGGCTCCACGAGGAAGCCGGGGCGGTGCGGACCGACGGGCAGAAAGGTCCCGCCGGTACACACGACCAGGGTAGCACTTCTCTACTGCGCGTTGCTTTCGTTGTACTGCTCGACGATGTTGCGGGGAATGCGGCCTCGGGCGCTGACCTCCAGACCCTGACTTCTAGCCCACTCCCGGACACGCCGCGCGGCGGCGGAGTCGATGCTAGGAACGGCGGCTGCCGGAGGCACACTGCGCGTGCTGGCACGGCGTCTCGATGGCGTGCGCCGCCGGACGACGGCCCGCGCGTTGAGCAGGTAAGGCGCGAAGATCTTGCGTAGCCGCTGCTCATTCTTCGGCGACACGTCTATCTCGTAGCCTTGACCGTCGAGGCCGAATTTGATTGTGCTCTCGGCTTTGCTGCCGTCGATGTCGTCTGTGACGGTCTCCACGATCTTTCGCACCATAGCTACTCCTGTGCATGCTTGTCCGCGGCCTGGGGGCCGGGAGAGGATCTGTGAGAGCCTGCGTGGGGTGTAGCGCGAGCTTGGCTCAAGCGCTGCGCAGGGCTGGCAGCAGAGTAACACGCCGTCTAGGCGATGCAACCATGGGTTCTGTTGAGGATTCGTCGTGCGTTGTGGTCGGTTGTGTCCTTCTTAGGGGGATGAGTAGAGCCGGGAACAGGTTTCTTGCGGAGGTTCGACCCCATGCGGGGGATGAGGCTCAGGGCCGCCGTTCAGATGTCCGCAACAGGGACGGGCAAGCGCCGGCCGTTGAACCCTATCTAGGCCCCCGACGTCTGCCGGGGGCCTAGATCTACTTGATACCTGCCGCCAACAACCGTAGGTGCTCCGCGGCGGCCCTGAGGTCTGAGCCGTGTGGACGATCCTCGACCAGCGCGAGGATTTCACGCACTCGCTTATCGAGGCGAGTGGACGCCACGAACGGCAACGCGTTCGCCAGGGTAATCAAGAGTGGTATTGCTCGTTCAGGAGACGGCCCATTGATCTGTGCCTGAATCTGACGGGCCATGAGGGTGCATCGCAAACGCAGGCTATCCCCCGCGCCGTTGACCGCTTGCCCGATCAGATCGGCGGATTCAAGGCCCAGCTCACTCAGGCCGGTTCCAATGTCGCCCACCAGTAAAGCCCGGTTCTGGCCACCCACGTCAGATATGAGGCTCATAGCCTGGTCGAGGCCCGCCCGCGCGCCATGCTCATACCCGACCCTCCCGCACGCGCGTGCATGTCTGATCTGTAGCCGGGCTGCCTGCTCGGTAGCTAGGTCTGGTATGCGTAGCGCACGCGCAGCTAGCGCGAGAGACTGCTCGTAGTCTCGGTGATCGTATAGGACTCGGCAGAGTGAGCCCATCGCTCTCGCCAGGGCATCATGTCCGCGTCCTGCGGCGCGTCGGGCCAGATCGGCGGCCAAGTGGCCAGCCCTCACGGCGATGTGGGCGCCGCCGGAGTCGTTCAGCGCTATGGCGGCCTGACTGGCGAGCTCGGATGCAGCCAGGAGGAGCGCCACGTCCTTCGTGTCGCGGGTCTCTCGCTCCACTAGGACTAGGTGGTGCATGGTCTCACGCTGGACCGTGACCCCTCCCATTGCAAAATTCCTCTGCTTGATGTGCTGTGCGAGCCCTTCCACGTAGTCGGCGTCTCGGTAGGAGCTGAGCCTGTCAGACGGGATGACGATCACGCTCGCCATAGCCGCTACCGAAGTTGTGAACTGTCTGCGCCTCACATCATCGTCCTCACATTTGCGCTCTATTCGTACCCTCCATCCTAGTTTGTCTAGTACTTCTATGGCCTTCTTCCACTTGGTGTCGCGGCGGCCCTGAAGGATGTCCGATACCCATTTTTGGGACTGTCCGACTTCCTCGGCAAGCTCGCTCTGCGAGATCTGTTGAGATGCCTGTGTGGCTCGTAGGACATCGGCAAATGAGTTCACCGTGACTACGGTACGCCGCTAGAGCCCTTCTGACCAGGGATTACCGCTCCGAGCACTAAGACTCTGGCGCGTGCCTGCACTTTGAGTGACCATTGCACCCCGACAAGCAATGGGCCCGCCGCGCTACAGGGACGGAGCGCGCGGACCCTGGACCGCATCGGAGGTGCGATCCGTATGAAATATGTTACCCCTAGAAGTGTTCACGTTCCTGCGATCCGTTCGCGGGATACAGAGGCAGCGGCGGCCCGAGATGAGGACGCTTTGCAGCCACTCCAAAACCTTCTGACCTCTCATGGCGTACGTTCGATCATGAATCGCCGGGTGGCCGTCCGGATGACCGGCCATATTCCAGTAGGGGAAACCCCCAGAAGGTGGTTCAGCCCGGAACTGGTCGTCTATAGTGGCGGCATCGTGGTGGCGACTGTTTCCGCTGAAATGCGGACAGCTAACTTTTCACTTGTACTGGCGCGATCTGCCGCCGAAAGAGTACCGATCGATCGGCCGGACAAAGTCGTATCCATAATCGCTGCTGCCAGCGCAGACCACCAGTGCGAGCCTGGCCCGCATTGGTGTAATCACGTTTTCTGCACACGCTCTTGCGGCGACATGCAGTGCCCCGAGTGTTTTCCTAGTGCGCCTGGCTAGCCGGTGACGGTTTCTAGATTTGCCCTCCCGGTGATGGGAGGGCTCTCAAAAAATAAGAGGGGGTGGCGCGTTAAGACGAGCCTTACATACGGTCCTGCCCTCCCTCGGAGTCTCCCGATTGATACCGAGGGTGGGCTGTCGATAGCTGAAAAGATTACGGATATGACCTCTTCACTTCCCCAAAGGCTGCTATCCGATTCGTCTCGGCCTAGAACACTGGATGAGCATTACGACCCTCGGCATCCCCATTGGTGCGCCCGTTGGGGGTGCGCCCATCACTGCGGGGAAGCCGAGTGTGCAATCTGTTATCCGGACCCCGAGACTATCCGCTCCGAGGAAAAATAACCCATGCTGACGAAAACGCTTACCCCTGTCCTGGTCGGACTCTCCGTGCTTATTGGGGTGGCTAACGTAACCGCTCCGCCGGTGGCGGTTAGTCCGTTGTGTGCTGGCCTGGTGTGCCCTGTGCCGCCTCCGCGGCCAGCATGAGGGCGAAGAATCGCCGGTTCTAGATCTACCTCCGTGTAAAACCTGGTCGACTCGGTTCAGGAGACGCGAATGCAGATCACAGTTATGAGCTGGAACATCCAACACGGCGGTAAGGATGGCCGTTGGATCGGCCAGGCGCGGATCATCAATGAAGTAAATCCCGACTTCCTGCTTTTGCAGGAGTGCAGTGACTGGCCGGAGAGGGACGCCCGGCAGGTCGCCCAAGCGGAGGCGGACACGGGTCTCCGCATCATGGTGGGGCGTTCCCGCACCAAGGGGTATACGGCCGTGGGGTGGCGTCCGGAGAAGGCTCGGTGGATGGGGTGCGACAGCAACATGTACGCACTCACAAACGGCTATACGGGGGTGTGGTTCGAAATCCCTCACCTGCCTGCACCGCTCATGGTAGTGAGCGCTCACCTATCCTGCTATAGCGCCGTACAAGCGAATATGGAAATTCAAACGATCCTCGCTCGGACTCATAAGCCTCAGCACCTTGGGCTTTTAGGCGGGGATCTTAATCACGTCCCTCTGGGCGATGAGGAAATCGACTGGAGTTCCGTGCAACCGTATAACAGGTCTTCTCGCTGTCTATTGCCTGCGCCGGAAGGTCCTCCGGTGTGGAGGGGAAACCCTATTGTCGCGCAGACGCTACGGGCCGCAGATATGACAGATGTTGCGGCCCACGTCGCGGATAGCCGTGGGGACCATAGTTTACGGGCGCCCACAGCGATTCACGGGAGGATCAGGGTCGATCAGATCCATGTGACCGGTGCGTTGAGGCCGGCCATCTTGGATTACTGGGTGATCGCTGACCAGGATGTGAGCGATCATCACCCTATCGTCGCGCGATTCGACCTCGCCAAAATCGACGAATCCAAGCTGGCTAAATACAGGTAGGCGAATTTCAACAAGGCGACGATGCTCCCCGGACCAGGTCGCCGGGGAGCATCGTTATGCGGAGGTGAAGTGTGGACGAAGAGGGCGCCGTCGGGCCTTCTGAGGTTCCTATCATGAAGGTAATAGTTAGGGTCGAAGGAATACCACCTGCGCGGTACGGGAAAGCGCCGAGAAAGAGACATACCGAACAGCCCTTGATTTCCGCGCTGTTGCAAACGAATCGGCGTGCGCTGGTAGCGGATGCGGACATGCGAGAGATTCGCCGGGTAATGGCTCGGATCTATCGGCGGCGCGGCTCGTGGTCGGCTCACGCCTGGGAGGTTTCTACCCGGTCCGGCATCGAGACTGTGCGTCTGTGGGTGCGCCATGAAGCCGGTTGCTGGTGCGGCGCCGCCGGTGTGGTGCGTGACGGAGAGCTGCCGGAAGGGTTCAGTTGGGGGGACCCTCCACGCTGCCGCGATCAACCCCGACAACTCCGGCGGCTCCCAGAATTCGAGAAGTTCAAAGATGAGATCCGGCGGCGAATCGATCAGGTCCTAGTGTGCGGGGGGCGGCCGGTCTTAGTGGCCGCCGTCCGGGGCCCAGTCGAGTCAGCGCTGAAAAGGTGGCTTACGTGGCCAGGCTTCGTGCCTGGCCATCGGATACGGGTGGCCGTACGGCAAGCCTCCTGCGGTGACGTCATGATCTATGCATGGCATGCTTGCGATGGCAGGGTCGATGTATGAATTATCCTCCCCCTCACTCGTGGGGGCCTCCGGCGAGAACATCCGGGCTCGCCGTGGCCGCCTTCCTCCTCGGCTTGACCTCGCTCCTGATGCCGTGCCTGGCGGGGCTTCCTGGCCTGGTGGGGATTGCCCTGGGGCATAGTGCCCGTGGGCAGATCAAGCGCGGCCACCGCGGCGGGAACGGGATCGCGGTGGCCGCGCTGATCCTCAGCTACATGTCGCTCGTGTGGCTAGCGCTCGTGGTCGCCGCACAATAGGAAAGCCCCCAACCGGCTGGTTGGGGGCTTCAGTGTTACAGGTCGTGGGAGCAGTAGGGGCAGATCCACATCTCGCCCCGGGGGCCGCGAGCCACGCCGTTCTCCTGGTAGGCGCGGATCAGATCCGCCCGCGTGGGATACACGTGGTTGCACTCCAGGCACACGTCATGTGCGCCCTGTGGGGTCGGCTCGTCTTCATCGTGGACGTAGCAGTGGATCGCGTGACAGTCGTCGGTGACCTCATGGGGCATGCCTAGGCTGCTTTCGCCGCCATGGGCCGGTACATGACCGTGGTGACGAGTTCAGCCTGATAGAGACTGAACTCGGCGACGTCGTCATACTCCCAGGGGCTCTCATGCTGTGACTCCGTCAGCCCTTGCCGGAAGTCTGATCCCCACAAGCGGCCGGCCTCATCGGCGACGACGAGCGTATGCAGGCTGCTCCATCTACTGTGGTCGTCCTCTGTCGTGGCCATCACGGTAAAGGAGCGTCCCTCAAACTCCAGCCTGGCGCCCGGCGGTAGCCACGCGAGTTCGATGGCCACGTCCGCGGGCAAGGTCAGCGTCTTGTTCAACAGGCTCCCAGGGATGAATGTAAGACTCAATCAGTCTCCCGTTACGAGACGCTTGAGAGTTTGGATCTCGGCGAGAGCCGTCTGCTCATCGTGGGCGCATCCGTGCAGCGCAGACCGCACATAGTGGTCAAGGCGCTTCTGCGTCTTTTCTGCGTACTCGTCTAGCTTCGCGACGAGTTCATCACGCCTAATGTAATCCTTATCGATCTCCGCTGATTTCACCCCGATCACGTGAGTTTCGAGCACAAGCATCCCCTCTTCAAAATACATCCTTGAAATGTCTTCGATGGGGAATAGATACTGGTTCACAGTGTTTCCCTCCCGGTCCCCCGGCGGAAGGCCGCCGGGGGTGTAGGACGTATGATTAAAAAGGCTTCATGATGGCGATTTCTCGCTCCATCATCTTTTGCGCAAAATTGATAGCTACTCTTTCCGCATCAAAGAGGTCAAAGCCTTCTTCCTTCATAGCGTCCCGCAACTTTGCCGCTTCTACGGCGAGCGCCTTGTAAGGGTCGACAGCCTTAGCGGCGGCCTTAGCATTCTCCAGTTCCTCAGCGAAGATCTTCCAAAGAGCATCAGTCGAGTCGTTACGCATAATCATTCTCCAATTGAGGTTTGTACAAGACGGTTAAGGTTAGGAGCTGGGTCTAGTCGTGGGAGTATTCCTCGACTTCGATGCGGTCCTTATACACGGTGACCCGAGCGTGGTCACCAAAAAGATCATAGAAAAGCTGGTCGAGGTATCCAGCTTCGATGGAGTTCGAAAAATCGTTCATGGCGTCATAGTCGTCATGGCGCGCACAGAAATCGCCGTACTCCTCCCACTCAGCCTTAACATAATTATCCTCAAAGTACCGTCCGGTTCCCGGTACGCGACGCTCATACCTTCCCCCCTTCAGCCGGGGAGAATAGGTGGTGAGAAAATCCTCTTCCTCGTCATAGTCGTCGGCAGGGTCGGGTAGTGGGCGGTCGTTGACCTTGTAGCTAGCGCCGTAGACACTGAATTCGCAGACGTCGCCGTCGTTGAAATACGGCGTGTATTGGGTCCACCTGATCGCCTCGATGCGCGGCGATTCCATCAGAGGCGCGAGAACCCGGCTGGCCCGGTCCCCGTCCCACTGCTCGCCTGCGCGGACGCGGTTGAAATCGCGGTCTCCCTCAATGGTCAGACCCATGAAACTGTCATTGCTCATTGTTTTCTAGTCCTTTCAGGAGGGTTGATAGTGGCACAGTTTTGAGTTTCGCGCCGGACATCCACGGCTTGACAGGCATCCCGTCGATATAGTCGGCCGGCGACGGTAGCCAGCCGAGATCCTCTAGAATGTGGCGCTCAGCGATGAGCCTCACAGGCACCTCAACCGCCGTATGCTTTTTGTGTACGGTGATTGTGGCGCCGAAAATGCGCTCACACATGAACACGCCTAGCGTGTGGTGGAACAGGGATCGGTGTCGTACGTCACCGATTACCTGTTTCGATGAGTCGATGAATGTGTGAATGGGGAGGTAGTCTTCGGGGACGCCTCCCCAGTGGCGGGCGCATGATTGGGCGTGGTAGTACGAGTTCACGTGGCAATGGCCTGCATGCTCTCACCCACCACAAATGCAGTGATGCGGCCATCCATGTAATGCACGTAGCCATCAGAATTTGTGGTTTCGGGGACCTCTGTAACACCTTCTCCGTCGATCTCCGGAGCATGGGAGCCTTTTTCGTCGCCCCAAAGCGGGGTCCACCGGTTGCCGCAGCACGGACAGTCTCCGCTGCCGTCGAAGTACAGGCCGCTGTCTACGGCCAGGGCGTTAGCTTCATTGGCGTTCTCTGCCTCGATGATGATATAGGGACCAATCCCCGAGGAGGGATCAATGTCGAGTTTGGCCCACGAAGGGTTCTGGTGGAAAGTGAAGAAGGCCATGCTATTTCTCCTTCGTAGTTCGGGTCCGGCGCTTCACGGGCGGCATCGGGGGGTCTACGATTTCGGCGTGGCACCGCCACCCAAGCGACGACCAGACGAAATGTGTCTCGTCGCCCATGAATGTTCGGCATGCGGTGCAGTACAGCGGCACCGGTGGCGTTTCAGATGAAGAAGACACGCCACAGCACCCCCGTTACTGTCACCAGCAAAGCCCATGCGAGGATCAGTACCAGGCACCCCGTGAACAACCCTAGATCGCTGTTCTTTTCTCTTCGACTCGTCATGTTTGCACCTGCGTTGCTGCGATGGCTTGCGAGTTACTCAGCGCCTTTCGAGTACCAGGCCCGTCGGTGCGCGTATCGGGACCCGAAAGCCTTTTGTTCAAGAGACGTGTAAGGTATTCGGTGGCGCGGTAGTACTGTTTGCGCTCTGTTTCGGTGACGGGTTCCCCGTCCAGCTTCCGCCGGATCACATCTTGATCCGAGGGCCGCAAATCTCCGAAGGCCCTCACCAAGTCGATAACAGCGACAGTCGCGTCGTTCACTTTCACGTAATCGTCTATGTCGCTGTTGGTCGTGTGCGCCTTAATGAGCAAATCGCGTACCTCTTGCGGCGTGTACACGTATTGGCCCGAGTAGTACATCCAGTCGATGGTTTGCTTGTTGCAATACCGGATCGCTGTCGCGTACAGCACTGACCAGAGCCACGCGTCGTGGTCTAGGTGCCGCTCGAAAAGCTCGCTGTTCTCGCATGCGTGCAGGATCACGTGTGCGGAAATATCTTCGGCTTCTATGCCTACGTACTGGCTAGCCGCTATGCGGCCAGCGTCTTCAGCCAAAGCCATCAACCGGCCTGCTGTATCGTCGTCGAACAGCCTGTCATCCTCCTTCCATGTCTACATAGCCGACGTGTAGATAGATCTCATACGAGCTTGGGAAATCGGGGTCGCGGTAGACGAGCATCCGCGCAGACGACAGATAGAGCGTGGCGCTGTCGCGTTCGTCCCGCTCCAACCCGTCTACCATCCGCCGCACGACTGCTTCGATTTCGTCCGCGGTCGGGTATCCGTTTTCCGCGTCAGCTATCGGCCATCCCTGCATGGCGTAGATAGCTGCGAGGGATTCAGGCTGGATCTCCCACATGTAACAGGGGTAGTCCTCGTTATCGAGAGTAACGGTCAATTGGCGTTCTCCAAGTGGGCGATTTCCCGTTCCAGATACCATCGCGCTTTCTTCAGGTCTTGAAGAGCGTCGCCCTTGCTACCAGCGCGCCATACGTACTTGATGACGTTGCCGAGCCTGAAATTGAAATGCTCCGCTATCTGGATGCACTCCACCCCTGAGGGGTGTGTCACGTAGTGAGGAGGCTCGTTGACCGGGTCGGCCTGCTTGCCCTGGTATTGCTCCATGCACTGTGGCCACAGGCGCTTACCACAGCTACATATGGAGCTTGGCCTGATGCCACCGGCCATGTGCTGTTTTCCGCACGCGCACGTCATCATCAGGCGGCTAGTTTCTCCCTGAGAGCCCCGGGTCCCGAGGCGGTGTGGATCGAATTCATGTCGTTCCCGTCTCCGAGATCGACCAAGTAGGTATTCGACAGTTTTTCGGCGATGCTGGCACCGAATTTGCGGCCGGCGGGGTCCCCATGCATCGGCACAATCACCCGCCGGTACTGATGGAAGATGTGCGCCCATTCGGGTTTCCAGCAGTTGGCGCCAGGTACACCGATTGTCGGTAGCCCTACCTGGTGGCCGCTCATGGTGTCCATTTCGCCTTCGGCTAGGACTATGTAATCCTCGGCGCGTTCTACCGCCGAAGTGTTGTATGGGCGTGGCTTGTCGCCCGGCATGGACCGGTATTTCGGGCCGTCGCGCGACAGATTCCGAAACCGGATCGACAGGGTGTCGCCGTTGGGGGCCATATAGGGGATGGCGAGCATCCCCCGATAGTCGTCATGCTCCGGCGACGGGTTTCCGACGACCCCTAGACGGAAATGGGTGATCGTCTCCCACGAGAGCCCCCTGTTCTCCGTCAAGTACCGGCTTACGTCCTCGCTGGACATCAGGTCTTGCTGATATTGCTTCCGGGCTTGTTCCAAGGATTTCCGCCGCTCTGGCGACGGCACCGGCATAATCTACCCCTTCCAATTCTCGGATGAGGCTTATCGCGTCGCCTTTGAGTCCGCATGCGTGGCAGATGAAACCTGTCTCGCAGATGGAGGCGGACGCCTGCCGATCCCCGTGGAATGGGCATCGGCAGGGCATCCATCTATCTCCCGCGTGCGGCAGATAGGTATCATTGTCGCCGAGGGCCTCTAGGATCGGCCTTATCGGTATGCGCCCTATCCGCGGTCGTCCTTACTCCTCACGTACGACGTGATAGATACCGCAGGGTATACGAGGATTTCGCTATCTTCGTAGTAGTCTTCCGCCTCGTAGACGTTCCTCTGGCAGACGTATTTCAGGCTTCCCTGCACGATCCGAGTCCGTTCGGAACCAGTCCCGATGCATAGCACTCGTTCCATGTGCTCTTCGGGGATCTCCATTACCAGCCACGCTTCCTCTGGTCGCCCTTAAGCGTGTACTTGAAATACTGTTGGGCTTCCGTCAGATACACGATCACCCCTTCAGGGGCCATGTAGCCTGGCACGATCGCTGAACCATTGCTTTCGAGCTTTGCCGTCTCAACGCAGATGGACACCGTCGAGAATGGGCCCGTGTGAATGGTAGGCACAACCTTGAGGGAAGGGATCAGCCGGAGATCGCTTTGCTTCCAGCGCCCGGTGTTGAAGAGGGCAAACTGGCGGTGCTTGAGCCCATAGCCGCGATTGATATCGTGCCCGAACCACTCGCCCCAATGCACCCCAGGCCCCAAAATAGCACCGAGTTCATCTTCCCAAAGATGCACCCATCTAGAAAAACCTTGACCCGTGCAAGAATCGCACATACCGGGGTCAGTCGACCGCGGAAGTAGCTTCGTGCGGGTTTGCGCTCTAACTTCGCCGTCCTTCGAAACACGAACAGCGCAACACATACCGTCAACCTTTTCCGTGATCACCATGTCGCCATGGAAGAGGCGAGGGATGGACGGAAATTTTGCTACCTCGGTCACGCTGCCTCCATGTCAGAGAGCCTGATTTCCCGCTCGAAAGCCATCAGGGCTTGCTTGTCCCACTTCAGCGCTTGGATGCTCTCTTCGGGAATCGTGTAGACGACGTCCGCTGAAAGCCCTTGGAAAAGCCACACTTTGGTTTCCGACTGGAGCAAGCCGGCGACGTCAATCCACACGCCCCCAACGAGGACCCGCTCAATTCCATCAACCATCCCGTTACCCAATTAGAAGACCCATTTCTTGAATTTCTTGATCGTGTTTTCTAGCTCGCGGATGTATGAAAGTAGTTCGCGCGCTTTCCACAAGGGCATGACAAAGAGCGCCTGCTCAGTGCTCTTACCTCTTGTTTTGCGGATGACGGCCCACCAGCGGGTACCGGCGTTGGCCGCTTGTTCGGCGGTGGCCTCGAACCATGGCCCCCACCGGGTATCACGCGTGTTTTTGAGTTGCAGCGTCCAGTTAGGGACGCCGGCCAGGTCTCCCCGGTCTTTCGCGCCGAACCTGTTGCCGTTCCTACGCACATGCCTAAACGCGTTCTTCAGGAACTTGACGACGGCGCTTTCGAAGGTCGTGCCGAGTCTCTTGGAGCGTGTGCCGCTCAATATGTTTGCTCCACTGTGCAGTTTTCAAGCAGCCTGATATGAGCCCGTGGCCTCACACGGCCACGGGGGCGGTATGATTTATCTCGCGGCAGGTAGTTTGGATTCGATCCACATGCGGGAAAGGTCCATCCCTAGCCGGGTTCCGAAGCTGCCGTTCGCGGCGGCCAGACCTGACCGGTTTTTCACGACAGCCACATTCAGCCGCGGCTCGCCGAAAACACGGTTTGCGGTGAGGACCAGCGCGGGCAGTTTAGAGATTTTCCCTCTCAGCCCCGACAGGGGCACGGGGATATCTCCTGTCTCGTAGTCGCCTGTCACATGGTGCAGGGCGACCACGCAAGAGCTGGTTTTACGGGCTAGCTGATGAAGCCAATCCATGACCTCTTCCAGCCCTGCGAAGCCTTCTTGTTCCGAGTAGATGTTGCTGGCGTTGTCGACGATGATGAGTTGTGGCCATTGGCCGTACACCCACCCGTACGCCAACATCTGACGATTCAGATCGTCGATGGACGGTGACGAGTCGAAGACGAATTTTATGTGCCGTGCTCCGTCGACGGCGGCATCGTAGTGCTCTACCTCGTTTCTTTCGATGGCAGCTTGAACCATGGCCACGGGATGGCCGGTGATCATTGATGCGGCTCGGGCGTACTGTGTAGCGGCGTCGCTGTCGGCGCTGATATAGAGGGTCGGCACTCCGGCCCAGATCGCGAGTGTCAACGCGAAAACCGATTTACCTACCCCGGGGGCGGCAGCCACCAAATGTAGCTGCCCGCGCCTGAAATCAACGCTGACGCGATTTAGCGCCTCGAATACTGTCGGAATAGGGGAGCCGCTTTCTGATGCTTTAGCGGCTCTCTGAAGGCTCCACAAGCGTTACTGAATCTTCGGCAGCTTGCACTTGGGCTGCCCCTGTGGAGCCTGGCAGCTCCAAAACGCTCCGTACGGCTTACCGGTGCGTGCGGATACTCCCGCAGGCATGTACCGCGCGGGCCCGTGCGCGCACACAGGCGTCTGCATGCCCGGGGGCGATCCGGCCTGAGTGACGGCCGTCTGCTCATAGGCGGGCGGGTAGGTCGGTGTGGGCGTGTACGGCTGATAGTCCGGCGCACTGCCCTGTGAGGCGTCTGCCCATGGCGTCTCGTATCCCGTCGTGGGTGCCGTCGGCACGACTCGGGGGCCGAGTTCGCCGAGAGCGGTCATGCCGAGAGCCTCACTGAACGCGTTGCCTACGGCGGTCCACAGGTCGGCGTCAACGTCCCGCAGATCCCGCTTGAGATCCCCGACATTGTTGCCAGTGATACGGACCTCGGAATACGAGTAGGGAGCTTTGCCGGGCAGCCTGAACACAACCTCAATGCTCAAATACTCTCCAAATGGTTAGTTTTTTATGACATGACGAGGCAGTGATGAGCCACGTCACACACCCGACAGTGATCACCGGGATTCGCCAGGTAGCGGCCGGCGCGTTCCGACTCGTCCATCTGACGAAGTTCTCGCGCTACCCATGCGTAGTTATAGCGAGTCAGATCTACGGGCGGCAAAGGAGCACCGTCTTTCCCCATCCAGTAGTCACCCCACAGGGGGTCTATCCCCAGGGTGAGCCTGACGGCGTGACGGTAGATACCTAGCTGGATAGCGCCCGCAGGACGTTTCGATCCGGTTTTGATGTCGCGGATGTGTAGAGCGCCCGTTCTCGGGTCCATGAGGATCAGGTCTATGAACCCGTAGACCGGGATACCGTCGAAGTCCGCGAAAAACTCCACCTCGCTCGCGGGTTCTCCTGTGTCCGGAAGTACCCACGGCTTCAGCGGATCGGTCTGGACGTAGGACAGATACCGTCTGATCTGCTCAATTGACTCGGCGTGGCGGTCGTCGAGGTCGTTTTCGACCTTTTTCCGCCCCGGCTGTAGCCAGGTATCGAGGTCGGGGTGTGCCGCTATCGCCTCACCGAGAAGGCGAGACCATTCGTCCTCGAAGATCTCAATCAGCTCGACCTCGCTGAGCTGTCTCCAGCTCTTCTCGTATGCCTCTAGGGCTGCGTGTACGGCGTTCCCTTGCAGGGTCCACGCGGCCGGTCGCCGCATCACCTGCTGCACACGCGAGAGCCGGTATGACTCGCCACACTGTGCATATGATTTAAGTTGGGAAACACTCCGCCGCCGCGCGGTGTTCGTCGTGATTCTTCTCCTCTCCTGCGTGTTTCCAAAAGAGCAGTATCGGGTAAGGACGGCCATCGTCTGGGTAAGTGAGCCCTATGAACCGTGACCCTGCCGGTATCAGGGCACGCTGACGTTTCAGCCGGAGACGATGCAGGGGGCTCTTACGATGCACCTCATAGAGCGTTCCAAGGGAAGTGCGCAGAGCATAGATGTCTACCCACCTGCTGATCAGTAGCGTCACGGTCGTTCCATGCAATATGGAGTAGTTGATCAGTTGTTGCGTCCAACCGGCCACCTGTCACCGCTCCCACGCCGAGGTTTCAGACACGTAAATGCCTGCTAATGATCGGATAAAGAGGCGCGTATTGTGTAGATCCATACCGGCCGAAACGGCTGATCGTGACCAAACGGAGATGCCCGTGTCGGGGGCTTGTGCCCGTATGTCTTCGTTCGCATGGGGAGGACAGTACGCCCGCGATGTGCGGGCAGCAAACGGTAAAACCCCTGATAGGGGCTATTTGGACCCTTCCAAGGTGCTCAATGCGGCGGCAAGAACCGCCTTCAGGTGCCATTGGGACTCTACGGCGGGCACCATCCGCCACCCAAGAGAGTCATAGATCACATCAAGATGATCGGCTACACCCTCGCGTGCCCATCGAAGCGCGGCTGAACGCTGGCGCGGCGAGCCCCCAGGCACCCCCTGCGCTATGTAGGAGAGGGCGCGGAGGTACGTGCAGTAGGTGTGGTCAACGTCCGCCTTGGGGACCGTCCAGGGGATGGCGCTGGAGTGGTCCATCACGCGCTTGGGGATTTGGGCTTGGTCGCGGCGACGATAGAAAGTGCGACGGGACACGCCGAGCCTGGACGCAATCTGCTCATCGGTTAACCCGGGGTCCTCGGCGCGTATCTGGGTCACCTGCTGCCACCACTCCCGCGCCCGGAGGCTATCCAT